AAGCATCTAAAACCTTCACACAAGAAGAATTAGACGCAGCGATTGGAAAACGACTTGCAAGAGAACAACGTAAGTGGGAAAGAGAACAGAACGCCAAGCGCGCAGAAATGCAAACTCGGGCGATTCCAGCCGAAATCCCGTCAGTCGATTCGTTTAACTCACCTGAAGAATATGCTGAAGTATTAGCAGAACGTAAGGCAGAAGAACTACTCGCTAGGCGTGAACAAGCTAGAGCGCAGTCTGAACTTTTAGAGTCTTACCACGACAGAGAAGAAGAAGCGCGGAGTAAGTATGATGACTTTGAACAAGTCGCATATAACCCCAAGCTACCAATTACTGACGTGATGGCTCAAACGATTCAATCTTCAGATGTTGGCCCTGATATGGCTTATTACCTTGGGTCTAATCCGAAAGAAGCTGAACGTATATCTCGCTTATCACCTTTCATGCAAGCCAAAGAAATAGGGAAGATTGAAGCTAAATTAAGCGACAACCCTCCTGTAAAAAAGACTTCAAGCGCTCCTGCGCCGATTGCACCTGTCACCGCTAGAGGTTCTAATGCGGCGGCTTATGATACAACTGATCCTCGTTCGATTAAGAACATGAGTACGTCAGAATGGATCGAAGCTGAAAGAAATCGACAGATCAAGAAGCTAGAAGCATTGAGAAACCGCTAACTATTTTTTATTAAAAGGACTTAATTATGTCAAATTCGATCTTAACGATTGATATGATTACAAGAAAAGCACTCGAGATTCTCGAAAACAACCTTGTACTCACACGCAATGTAAACCGCCAATACGACGATAGTTTCGCCGTTGAAGGTGCCAAAATTGGTTCAACACTCCGTATTCGTCTACCAGACCGTGCGTTGGTAACTGATGGTGCCGCCTTGCAAGTTCAAGACGACAACGAACAATACACAACATTGACTGTTGCTAGTCAAAAGCACATTGGTGTNAACTTCACTTCTGCTGAATTAACNATGCAGTTAGATGACTTTGCAGAACGTGTTCTGAAGCCACGTATTAGTCAATTAGCATCTTCTATTGATGCTGACGTAGCTAATGCTTATAAGAGCATTTATCAGTCTGTTGGTACACCAGGTACAACTCCTTCTACTTCTTTGGTCTTGTTACAAGCTCAACAGAAATTGAACGAAGCTGCTGCTGTAATGTCCCCGCGTTATGCTACTGTAAACCCTGCGGCTAACGCTGGCTTGGTTGAAGGTATGAAAGGCTTGTTTAACCCAACTAACACTATCAGCCGTCAGTTTAAAAACGGTATGATGGGTGAAGGTGTATTAGGGTTTGAAGAAATCAACATGAGCCAATCTATTGTTCAGCATACAACTGGTGTGACTCCAACTGCACCAATCGTAGCTACTACAGTAGCCACACAAGGTTCTAACTCATTGGCAATCAGCTTTACTAGTGGTTCACCAACATTTAACGTCGGCGATGTATTTACTATCGGTAGCGTTTATGCTGTTAACCCACAAACCCGTCAATCAACTGGTTCATTGCAACAGTTCGTTGTTACAGCGCCTGTAACTGTTTCTTCTGGCACAACTGCCACATTAACAGTATCTCCAGCGATGTACACAGCAACTAATGCTTTGGCAACTATTGATTCTTTCCCTGCTGCTAACGCTGTTCTAACCTTCTTAGGTGGATCTGCAACTCAATACGCGCAAAACTTAATCTATCATAAAGATGCGATTACATTTGCAACTGCTGACTTGTTATTACCACAAGGTGTAGATATGGCTTCACGTCAAGTTCATAACGGTATTTCAATGCGTGTTGTACGTCAGTACGACATCAACAATGACCGTTTACCTTGCCGTATTGACGTTCTATATGGCTACAGCACGATTCGTCCAGCAATGGGCGTCCGTATGTGGGGCGCGTAAAGCTAAACGCTCCTGCGTAAGCAGGGGCTTTTTAAATCAATTTTTTAAGGAATCAATATCATGGCACTTCCAAATGGAGCAGGTGGTTATCAACTAGGTGATGGTAACTTATCCGAAGTAATTTTAAATACTCAACCAGCACCAATTGCTAAAACAGCAGCCGCAACTTTAACCGCAGCTGAATTAGCAAACGGTATTATTACTTATACTGGCGCCGCCGTAGCTTTAACTGTACCTCTTGGTGCAGATTTAGATGCAGCGTTTACTAGCATGAAAGTAAATAGCTCGTTTGACTTTTTCATCGTCAATACAGGCGCAACTAACGCTGCAACTGTAACAGCTAACACAGGTTGTACGTTAGTGGGTACGGCAGCAGTCGCTGCGGCTACATCATGTAGTTGGCGTTGCAGAAAGACTGACGTAGCTACTTACGTTTTCTACCGTATTGCTGGTTAATATTAATGCCCCGCCTCGGCGGGGTTTTTAAAAGGAAAAATTATGTCAAATAGTCAAGCAATTGGCGTAGCGTATAGCGATCCTGAATTCACGACTTGCTATGCAACTCAAGAAATCGGGTATTCTACCGCAGCTCAAGGTACAGTAACACAAGCAACCGACAAAGCTACAGGCGTGACCTTAAACAAGTCCGCTGGTCGTATCACTATGAATGGCGCTGCTTTAGCAGGTTCTACAGCAGTTTCATTTACTTTAACTAATAGTTTAATTAGCACAAATGATACGATTATTGTTTGTATTTCAGGCGGCGGTACTGCGGCTGCGTATACAACTTATGTATCTAGTATGACGGCTGGGTCTGCGGTAATTACTTTACGTAATTTAACAGCTTCAACGTCACTTTCAGAAGCAGTTATTATTAATTACGCAATTATTCACGGTCAGTAAAAATAGGGGGCTTAGGCTCCCTATCCTATTGAGAAAAACATGACAATTATTTATCTAAATCATCCTACTCATGGCAACAAAGTTGCAACTATGGAAATGGAAGCAGAATTTGATGAACAAAATGGTTGGGTACGTTATACTGATGAAACGCCATCTGATGAACCGATTGCGGCTCCAGTCAATACGTTGGAAGTAAAAAGACGTCGTAAAACTATTCAATAAAGGGTGAGTTATGGCAACTTATACCGCCAACGATCAAATTAATGGCGCACTACGTTTAATCGGTATGCTTGCCGAAGGTGAAACACCTTCTGCCGCCACATCTCAAGATGCTTTATCTGCAATGAATCAAATGATTGATTCATGGTCAACTGAGCGTCTGTCTGTATTTTCTACACAAGATCAAGTTTTTAGTTGGCAACCTGGCTTTATCCATAGAACATTAGGGCCATCGGGTGATTTTGTGGGTAACAGACCTATTCTTTTAGATGATTCAACATACTTTAGAGATCCAGCAAACGGCATATCTTTTGGTATTAAAATTATTAATCAACAACAATACGATGGCATTGCTGTTAAAACGGTGACAAGTACATACCCACAAGTAATTTGGATTAACATGGATTACCCAAATATTGATATGTACGTATACCCTGTGCCGACCAAAGTGTTGGAATGGCATTTTATTTCGGTAACAGAACTGATTGAGCCTGCAACGCTTGCAACAGTCATGGCTTTCCCTCCAGGCTATTTAAGAGCTTTTAGATACAACTTAGCGTGTGAGTTTGCGGCTGAGTTTGGAGTTGAGCCAAGTCCACAAGTATTACGCATCGCTATGGCGTCTAAACGCACGCTCAAGCGCATTAATAACCCAGATGACATTATGTCCTTGCCATACAGTATTGTTGGCACTCGTCAGCGTTTCAACATTTTTGCAGGTAATTATTAAGGATAAAGTATGGCTGATATTGCTATTACCGAACTACCCATCGCAACTACCGCAGCAACTACGGATGTGTTTCCCGTTGCGCAAGGTGATGTTACACGACAAATAACGCTTTCGTTAATATTTACTGCACCTACATTAACCAATGCAATTTTAATAACTCCTACGTTAGGTTTGCCTTCAAGTGGCGATTTAAGTAATTGTACGGGTAGCCCCGTTTTAACTACGCCTTCGTTAGGTACTGCTACCGCAACTAAGATTACCTCAACGAGCGATATTTTAATTTCAGCTACAGGTAAGTTAGGGTATACCACAGGTTCAGCAGGTACTGTTACGCAAGCCACTAGTAAATCTACGGGCGTAACATTAGACAAAACTAATGGTCAAATTACGTTAAATGGTGCAGCATTAGCGGGCGATACTACCGTATCGTTTACGCTTTCAAGTATTTATATAGGTGCTAATGACGTATTAATTCTTAATCATATTAACGCAGGCACCGCAGGATCTTATCTATTAAATGCACAAGCATCGCCTGGTTCCGCAATTATTAACGTACGTAACATTACTACGGGATCTTTATCAGAAGCGATTGTGATTGCATTTGCAGTTATTAAAGCTGCTGTGGCGTAAACATGAAAAGCCCTATTCTAGGACAAGCTTATGTAGCTAGGTCAATCAATGCGGCAGATAACCGCATGATTAATCTATTTCCAGAAGTTACACCGCCTGGAAGTAAAGACACAGGCTTTTTAAATAGAGCGCCAGGTCTTAATAAATTAATTACAGTTGGCAACGGCCCTATTCGCGCAGAATGGGCAAATCAATCTAGCACCGCTGATGCTTTTGTTGTGTCAGGTAATCAATTTTATAAAATAGACCTTAACTACAACGTCAAGTTGTTAGGTAACGTGACGGGTACAGGGCCTGTATCCATTGCGGATAACGGCACACAATTATTTATTGCGTGTAATCCTGATGGTTTTATTTACAACAAATCTACAGGCGTGTTTCAACAGATTACGGATCCTGACTTTGCGGGTGCCGTTACGGTAGGTTATCTTGACGGTTATTTTGTATTTAATCAACCTAACTCGCAAATCGTATGGGTTTGCGATTTACTTGATGGTTTATCTATTAGCCCACTTAACTTTGCTAGTGCTGAAAGTTCGCCTGATACACTAGCGTCTTTAGCGGTTAACAATCGTGAAGTGTGGTTGTTTGGTACAAACTCTATTGAAGTTTGGTATGACGCTGCAACTACGGGTTTTCCCTTAGCACCTATACAAGGCGCGTATAACGAAGTTGGTTGTNTAGCTGCGTATTCCGTTGCCAANTTAGATAACAGTTTGTTTTGGTTGGGCGCTGATTCACGAGGCTTTGGTATGGTCTATCGTAATCAAGGTTACACAGCTATTAGGGTTTCTACTCATGCTATTGAATATGCCATACAAAACTATTCTGTATTGTCTGATGCTACGGCATATACATATCAGCAAGAAGGTCATTCGTTTTACGTACTAACTTTCCCAACTGCGGGTAAAACATGGGTGTATGACGTTGCTACGCAAATGTGGCATGAACGTGCAGGTTTTGCTAACGGTGAATTTACTCGCCATCGTTCCAACTGTCAAATGAGTTTTAACAATGCTACTATTGTAGGTGACTACCAAAACGGTAATATTTATTCATTAGACTTAGATGTTTACGATGATAGCGTCGGCGTACAAAAATGGTTACGATCATGGCGCGCATTGCCAACTGACACTAATACTCTTAACCGTACGGCGCATCACACGTTGCAACTCGATGCTGAAACAGGCGTTGGACTTAATCTATACCCTGAAAATCTGTTTGAAGAACACATTACTACGCAGTCAGCGCTTCGACTTGCTACATCGCCTACAGGGTATTTACTCACCGAAGCAAGCGATATTTTAGTTACTGAATCGGACGATACTATTGGATTAGATTACAACTTACTTGTTACTAATGTTCACCCAGCAGCGCCTGGTTACATTCCTCAAGTCATGTTGCGTTGGTCGGATGATGGTGGTCACACATGGTCAAGCGAGCATTGGACATCAATGGGCAAGTTGGGCGAATACGCTACCCGTACGTTTTGGCGTCGTCTTGGCATGACAGTTAAACTACGTGACCGTGTCTATGAGATATCAGGTACCGATCCCGTTAAGATTTCAATTATGGCAGCAGAGTTGCACTTATCGCCGACAAACTCATGACAGAAAACATTACCCAAATCCCGTCATCTAAAGTCCCTGTATTGCAACAAGATACAGGGCTAATGTCAACGCAATGGTATAGATTCTTTTTTAACATCTATACGTTGACAAATAACGGTGTATCGGGTACTTTTACTACAACAGACGGTAAAACGGTTACTGTCACTAACGGCATCATTACGGCGATTGTATAAGAGTCATTTAAGGAAAATTTTTTAATGTCAAAGTATTTTAATACGATTGCTGTTAATTTTAATGTAATGCCTTTACAGATAGCGTTGCGTAGGCAACCAGGGCTTTTTGGCAAATATAAAGACCGATGCACAAACGAAAGCCCTCATCGAGATAGCGATGACATTTGGGTTCG